AGCTTTAAAATTTCTGTTAGGCATTATTTTTTCTTTTTCATGTCACTCATTTTTAACATTTCTAATTGACAGTAATGTACAATCTTTTTAAGATCTTCCACTCCCCCCTTCCGCTGATAACGACAAACGTATTTCACAACATTGCCTTGGAAAAACGAAAGATCATTTTTAGAAATGAACTCGTATGGTTGAATAGGAAACTTGGTATAATGATTCCCGCCTACCTGTGTATATTGTGGAAATGATTCCTCAAATATATCTTTATGTGTCATAGTTTTTCTCCCTTTTTAAATATAATTGTTTTAAGTTTTTTAGAAACCCTTCTTCCCATACCCAGAATCTTTCATGAGGAACTTCCATATTACCTATTCCATAAGATGTGTCTACCCAAACATCTCTTTTAATCCATGATCTAGGTATCCACATTTCTACGGGTTCTAAAAATTTTTTAAATTTTTTATATAGTCTATTATATTTTGTACTTTTAACTTTATTTACTTTTATCAAAACAGCTTTCGGTGTTTTTCTTAATACATCAAATTCAATTTGTCTGTGAAAAAATGTACTCATAGTTGATACTCCTTTATTTTCTTTTTAGCTTTCAGTTTGTATAAATTATTTCTTGCCCTTGTAATGCCGACATACCACACTCTATGCTCTTCATCTTGTTTGTCAACACTTAGCCTAATACTTTTCTGTACTTTGGAACCTTGATGTAAAGAAAGTATTACATTATCTTCTTCACCACCTTTAGCTGCATGAATTGTAGACACCCACACCCTTGCATTTTCAGAAAGTATTTCACCCCCAGAAATTATATTTCGAATGTAAAGTATTTCTTTCTGATCAGCTACAAAGATATCATACCAATTTTTTTCAGGATTCCAATTCCCACTGGGAATATATTCTCTGACGTCATTAATTTCTTTTTCTTCTAGCTTACCTTCTCTTATCCATTTAGTATAAGCCATCGCTCCGTTATATATACCTACGTTAAAACTTTTACCTTTGTTACTTTGATAATAAATATTTTTACTTTTAAGTTCTTTCATTATGTCTAACAAATTGCTTTTAGTTCTTGTCAAGATTAACCATTTACCTTTTGTAAGATCTATTTGTCCTAAATTATTGATGTAAGACGCAAAGCCCTCTTGCGCCCGTGGCAGGTATTCTTTGTGTTTCCTGATGCCTGCTATCTTACTCACTGCTATTTGAGACTGTTCCTGCACTGCTCTTGATACTCTTCTCGAATACCTTAAAACTCGTTCATTTGCAGGCTCTTTTATAAATCTATTAACATCAGCACCTGCCCAAGCAAATATGGCTTGGTCGTCATCACCAGCTAAATATATATCATCACAATTTTCTTTTAGCTTATCATAGAGTTGCCATTGTAATGGAGATAAGTCTTGTGCTTCATCTATAAAGATAGCTTTTAACTTAGGAAATTTTTTTGAGTTTACAACTTTCTTAACAAGATCATTAAAGTCTAGTAGATGCATTTTTGTTTTGTATTCTTGTAAGTTTATATGAATATGCTTTAACGTATCCCAACTATCTATATCTTTTCTGTCATGTTCATTAAGATTAAATTCTTCTCGTAAAGGTATATCTTTGTTAATAGATCTTTGTATCATTTGAAAGTAAGGGTTATTACAAGTTAAGAAGTGTGTTTGTTCTTCATTATACTTATCATTAAAGTTCACTCTTATATTTAATTTCTTACCTAAAGCTTCATAATGATGTGGTTGCATAATATCACTTTCATTTAAGTTTAATAAATGAAAACAAAATGCATGAAGTGTTTGAAAGTATGGAACTTGTTTTTCATCTACACCTATTCTTTCTCTGGCTTCTTTTGCAGCTTTTTTTGTAAAAGCAAAGTAACCTATTTTGTGATAAGGTGTACCTGTTCTTACATAAGCGTTAACTCTACGAATTAATCTAAACGTTTTACCTGTCCCTGGTGGACCATATATTTTAATTGGCTTTTTCATCAGGTGTTTTAAATATATCTGTTAGTTTACCTTTAAATCCAAAATTACCGTGATGTGTTGTCTCGCCATCTACTACAGCATAAAATGCAAAACCTGCGTTCCTAGCTAAATTAGAAAAATGTATATCTTCTCCCCACCAATAACCAGATTTTTTATCAAAAACAGTATCCCAAAAATTATAAAAATATTTATTAGCTTCTTCAGATATAATCTCCTTTTGTTTTACTTTTAAATCAGAATGTTTTTTCATTAAAGATTCATAAACTTTTCTACTTATTAAAGTTAAACCTGCTGGCCCTGCTCTAAGTTCAGTTAATCCTTTTTTATCTATTTGAATATCTGTTGAATCAGGAAATGCCACAGAAAACTTTATACTATTGTCTTGTGTTTTTTTTCTATACGGCGTGCATATGATATCTTTTTTAGATAAAATCATTCTTCCTACAACTTTAGGATCAAACTCTACATCAGAGTCTACAAACAGTTGATAATCATAACCTGATTCTAAAAACATTGCTGTTAAAACATTTCTGCCATAACCAACGTAAGGACATTTGAAAGTGCTTATTGTTGATTTAATATTTGCTTTCGTAAATGTATCCATTAACTTTATTAATGATAAACATGTTGATACATGCATGGTGTCATAGGTAGGCATACATATAAATACACTAGGTATTTTTTTCGTCATACTATATTCTCCTTATCTTCTATTGTTATTTTTTCTTCTGGTATTTCTTCTTTCATCAAATCATCTGCAGGCATTTTTATACACCTGACCGGTGGAAATGATTTTTCATTCTCTCCTTTTGGAAATCTTTTCTGAAATCCAAACTCAGCTTTAAAATGACTCTTTATCAAAGTTGCAGTTCTAGGTCTGTCTTTTGTCCACTCATTTCTTTTAATCTCTTCATAGAATTTATCGTAGTCAAAGTAATAATACTCTTCATCTTTTAGTACAGCTCCACTTTTAAAAGAAGCAAAGGTCGTAGCTTCTGGTCCATTGACATAATCTTCTAAGTATTTCTTTAACATTTCAATTGGATTAGTCCCTGCAGGTGGTTTAATATCCTCTTTAGTGGCCCATAGAGCGTCCAGGATAGGCTGATATTCATTATTCTTAATAATGGGAGGGAATATAGATGTTTGGTCTGCTATGAGCGCTCTCATCTCTTTCATTTCTGCTATCTTTTTTATGTGTTTAGCATGTATTTGAACTACCTTACTGTCAGATAGTTCTACATTAAAAAAATATTCTGGGTCAGGTTTATAGTCTATTTTAATTAACCCTGATATCTGAGGCCAGCTGCTTTCTTTATGACTTCCAATACCAAACTTTCTACGTAAGCAAGTTCCTTTTGCACAATAAGAAGAGATAGGTAAATCATGACAGGTATGACCAGCTGTATCTTTGTCCCAACTTTTTATTTTTTCATTTACTTTAGCGTCACCCCAGGTGTCATCATACTGAATAAAATCTCTTGCGGCTTGTATTAATTTTTTCTTCCAATCGTCTTTATGTTTCTTTTTAACAAACACCATGTAGTTAAATAAAAATCTATCTCGCTCGTCTTTTAATTTGTTCCCTGATTCCTGAACCTGTTTGCATATCATCTGTAAACATGGAGGACCATCTAATAAATCATCAGGACCACCGGTTAATATCTCTTTTACTTTTTTATTTGATACTTCTTTTAATGATTCTTTTGTTTGTAGATTGTCTTTGACCACATTTAAAAAATCTTCGAACTCTAATTCTTTTCCATCAGGTAACAATGCTTTACGTTCTGTTTTCTTAAAATAAGGTAAGTTAATAAATGATCCAGAAGTTCTGACATTATCTTGGTTCATACCTAACTGTGTTTGTTTTGGAAATATTTCTGTCTTAGATGATAATCCAAATAAGAATAATAAGTTTTGTAAAAATTCTCTAATTAAAGTTGCAGGTACTTTCTCTGCTGTAAATACATATATGTGAAGTCCATTACTTTTTGATTTAATTGGAATGACAGGTAAATCTTTGTCTTCAATTACTTTTAGGTAGTGATGAATATCGAAACTAGAATAATCAGACGGATCAATATCGATTGCACCAAAGCTAGCCATACCATTATCATCACATGCTTGTATACCTATTGCACGTTTACCATCTAAATGATCTTGATAGTCTTGATCAGATATATTTCTTTTAGACCAGCCATAATCGCCTGGATCAAATTTTAATTTGTTTGTTTGTGGATCATGATAACCATTGTTAACATTACAGAAACCAAAGTCTCTTTCTAGTCCACCAAAATATTTTCTAAATTCTTTCATAAATTTAAGGCGCCTCCAGTCTCCCTTCAGCGCCTCTGTTATAACACTTTATTATACTATGTCTTGCTTTTGTTGACCAGCATCATATTTAGGTTTAGCTACACCTTTAGAAACGGATTTCTGAAGTTGTGCGGCTATCTCATAGGTAGATGCATCATCTTTATTAGCAATATCAAGATTTCTTACTCTTGATGGTTTGTAGACATGCCAGCTTTTACTTCCCGCAGTTCTTCCAATTGTGTTTAACTTATACACAGCAGAATAACTCGCAGGATTAAATGAACCTTGATCATCTGTGAATCTTAAATTCTTGATGAGGTTATTTAATTCCCTCGCTGGAGATAAATTAGAAGATCTCATTGGGACCACTGCAGGTTTTAACTCACCATCTACCATTGCTAGTACATAGAAGTATGCAGTTTTCTCAACATAGTTACCATTTGGTAATCTATATCTTCCATTTTTTTCTTCCACAGCATCGGCTGGAATCTCTAAATGAGTTCCTACTGGAGCTGAAGCACTATCGCCTCTCTCCTGCCATTCAGGAAACCTAGTTTGTGCGTGAGCAACTATAATATCTAGTCCCTCTTCTCCACTTATAAGTTTACTAAACCCTGATGCATAAATCATACCAGGTTTAGCTCCTTCTACATGCTTGGCGTCTCTCTCATTACATTCAGGTGACAGCTGATGTAAGATTTTCAGAATTGGTGTTGACACATCATCTGAACTAATCTCTTCAGCTCCTTTACCAGAGTCTGCTCTGAGATTTATTGTTGCTAATGCACCTGCATTAGCTTTCTTTGCTACTTGACTTTCCATAGATTCTCCTTTGTTAGTCTATTAGTCTGTTGATTTAGATTTACCAGTTATCTTAGTTCGATATCCAGCAAATGTACTGAAATACTCTGAGGGTATCTGACCACCACGTTCGTGGAGATCCCTCAAAGCAACTCTAAGGGTTCCGGCATTAACAGAAACTTTTTGTTCCGGTTCATAGCCTTGTCCTCTTGCAAGGGTAGCATATTGCATCGCCTTGTTATCTTCGTCCTTTCCAAACCTCACTGTGATTTCATTTTTCACAATGTTGCCTAGTCCGTTCTCTCGAAGCCATTGATAAGCCTCTGCTCTTTTTGGTGCAAGTGCAGTGGCAAAAAATTTATTATCTATCTCTATCTCAGAACCATCTTTTAATTTCATGGTTTTAAGATTCATAGAAAGCATCATATCAGGAATTATTACTTCAGATAAATAGCTTTCACTATCTTCTAAGTCTTTAATTTTATCTTTATGGTTTTGTATTTCTTGTTGTATGTCTTGAAGTTTTTTTATTTCGTCTGTTAGTTTTTCTGGATTAGTGATTTCCACCTGACTAGGTGCATCAGCTCTTAGATTGATCGTCATGTTACTCCTTAATAGTTTAATAGTTTAAATTTGTATTTGCACTATCCTATATAAAGATATATTTTTTATTGTCAACTAGTTTTGAAAAATATTTAATTCGATTGCGTAATAAGAAAATTGTCTTCTATCATATTTTAATAATTTAAATTTACCATTAGTAATATCAGAAGCTACTGCACACACCACACCAATTATTGCAGGGTCCCCATACAATAATAAATAATCATTAGCTGTAAAATTTTTTAATGAGTTTTTTATTTCCATTACCATTGGTCCTGGTGAAAACTGCATTTGTTTTAAACGTGGAAACATAATCTTAATTTCGCCATATTTTAATGCTGGAGTAATATCAATTTTAGGTTGACCTGTTTCTCTATCTGTAGGTATTTCTTGTACTAAATATACTTTTGGGTCACTGTGGGTCACTTGATCCATCATAGTTTTATATTCTTTTATATCCATTGACTTTTTTCTTTCAAAGTATTATATACCTTTTTAGAAAGATAAGTAAATGTTAAACTATAAATTTAAAACTGAGCCATATGCTCATCAACGTAAAGCTTTAGAAGTTTCTTGGGAACGAGAATATTTTGCATATTTTATGGAGATGGGTACAGGTAAATCTAAAGTATTAATTGATAATGCAGCGATGCTTTACAATCAAGGTAAGATCAATGGACTATTATTAATAGCCCCTAAAGGTGTATATAAAAATTGGTATGAAGATCAAATACCTACACACTTACCTGATTATATAAATAAAAAAATAGTGCTTTGGAAATCTTCAGATAAGACTCATGAACAAAATAAAAAATTAAATACTTTGTTTCAAACTGGCACAGAGTTTCATATATTAATTATGAATGTAGAAGCTTTTTCTTATGATTTTGGTAAAGAATTTGCACGTAGATTTTTAAGTTCACATAATGCTTTAATGGCTATAGATGAATCAACAAGTATTAAAACACCCACTGCTAATAGAACTAAAAATATTTTAAAATTAAAACACCTTGCTAAATACAGGAGAATATTAACCGGGTCACCTGTAACTAATTCACCATTAGATTTATATAGTCAATGTGAGTTTCTTGGTTCCTGGCTCTTAAAAACAGATTCTTATTATGATTTTAGAGCTAGATACTCTGTTATGAAATCTATTAATCTTGGAAACCGTAGTGTAAATGTAGTAGTTGGTCACAGAAATCTTGGAGAATTATCTAAACTAATTGAACCGTTTTCAATGCGTGTTCTAAAAGATGATTGTTTAGATTTACCTCCTAAAACTTTTATGAAACGTCAAATTACAATGACACCACAACAAGAAAAAGTTTACAAAGCTATGAAAAAATATGCAATGGCTGAGTTGGAAGGTAAAGCATTAACTACTAATAATGTTATGGTACAGTTAATGAGACTTCATCAAATTACTTGTGGTCATTTCACTGCTGATGATGGAACAATACAAGATATACCTAATCACAGAATAACAGAACTTATGGATATTTTATCTGAAGTAGAAGGTAAAGTAGTTATATGGTCTAACTATCAGAAAGATGTAGATACAATTTTAAAAGCGATTAGAAAAAAATATGAACGTGATGATATTGTTGTAGACTATTATGGTTTAACACCACAAGAAGAAAGGCAAAATAATATAAAGAAGTTTCAAGAAGATGACAAGTGTAGATTTTTTGTAGGTACTACTCAAACCGGCGGTTATGGTATCACATTAACTGCTGCTAGCACAATGGTTTATTTTTCAAATGGTTATGATCTTGAAAAAAGATTGCAATCAGAAGCTAGAATAGATCGTATTGGTCAAGAGTATCCAATGACTTACATAGATATTATAACTGAAGAAACAGTTGACACAAAAATTGTCAAAGCATTACGTGATAAAGTAAATATCGCCACTCAAATTATGGGTGAAGATTTAAAAGCTTGGATTTAAAAAACGTATTTATCTAACAACTGAAAAGCTACAGCCCCCACCGTAGCCAAAACTACCCAATAGATCTTGTCTATCTTGCCGCCCAATTTTTCTACATCTTCATGAAGATGTTTTAAATCTTTTTTCATACCTGTCATATGTCCTTGTAACGAAATAATATGTTCTCTTTGAGTTTCTGGTTCAATCATTATGAAATCATTCCACGTTGTCTTAACCTTATTTGTTGTTCTTCTGGAGATAATAATGCCATTTCAGTGGCTGTCAATCCCCCATTATTTGGCACATTAGATATGTTAGCTTGAGCTGTTTGTATTACCTGTGGGTTAGGCATAGCTGAAATCACATTACCTGGTAAAGGCGGTGTTACTATACCTGCATCAGAAAACATATCATCTGTTATGTAATCTGTAATATCAATATCAAATTGATCTTGAAAAGATAAATCTCTTAGATCATCTCTAATATCTAGTAGTATATCTTCTACTTCTTCAAATGGATTTTCTTCTCCAATTCTTTCTGCAATTTCTTCAAATTCTTTTCTAATATTTCTTGATGGATAATAAGGATCAAATCTATCATTACTTAAATCTCTGTAGTCTCCTCTCAATTGTCTATCTCTAAACTCTTTAAATATTTCATCTTCATCTGCACCTAGTATGTCTGCAGCTTCAAGATTTTTTAACATATTTTTTTGTACATTAAATCTTGCTTCGTTTGCTTTAATAAATTTATCAATAACTTCTACAGGAGTTTTAGGTCCTCCAGCTAATAGTGAGTCTGCACCACCTGTAAATAAACCTCTAGCTTCTCTGAGTCCTCTTTGATATTGAGCAATCTTAAATCCCATTGATCTAACAGGATCTAGTTTAACAGCTCTGTATCCAGCAAAACCTAAAAGCTCGTCAGGTAATTCAAAAAACTCACCACGACCTGATGGTTTATCAGCTGCTGCTTGGTATAATCTTGTTAACTGTGGGTATGAAAAAGGTAGCATTGATTGTGCAAGATGATCAATACCAATTTTAATTTTGTCACCACCTGGAGTATTGTCATTCCATAATGCTCTACCATCATCTGTTACTCCGTTTCTTAATGTTAAATCTGTTAATGCTTCTGTGTAAATAGATTCAGATATAAATGGTGATGCAAGCTCACCGGCAGACTTAGCCATACCTTCTAATAAACCTTGCATTAAAACTTCTTCATCTTCAATTCCATTTTGAATATTATTTAATAAAGTTTGTAATGGTCTAATAGCTATGTCGTATGCATTACCATGACTGAAATCGATGTATTTTAGTTCACCTGTTTCTTCATCTCTAATAGGTAAGATAGTTGAGTTCTCTGACCATTTAGGTAAGTATCTTTTAATAGCTTCAAGTTCTTCGTTGGTAACATCGTATAAAGATTGAAAACCTTTTTGTATTCCATAAGGCGCTGCAGCTAATACAGTTGTCATACCAAGTAATCTTTTAATACCAATGTTTCTTAATGCTGGATCTTTTATTTCTCTGATAGCTCTTTGACCAATGTTAGTTGTTGTTCTTAATATCTCAGATGGGAAAGACATAAAGGTACCAAGAGGTAGACGTCTTAATGCTCTAACAGTGTCTGATACGTAGGCATAGTTTGGAACTGTGTTTCTTACAATGTCCGCTGCTTCATTATCTAACATCTCTTCTGTAAATTCTCTACCAGCTCTAGTGTATGCATTTTTTAATCTATATCTTTCAACAGCATAGTTGGCTATTTTAAACATATCATCCTCAGCTGTGTATAAATCTTCAGCACCTTTCATAACAGCTTTAGCTCCACGTCCAGCTGAACCTAAAAGTTTTCTACCCATAGACTCTAATGGTTTTTCTAAATTTAAATTACCACCATAACCTATATCTCCTAATATATTTCTAAAATCGTTTACGTTTGTTTGTGAGTTAACAACACCTAATCTTAAAAACTTTCTATATGCTTCTTGAAAATCTTGTTCACTGTATTTGTAAGGTGTGTATTTAGATGCAAACTTCTTGATACCTGTACCTACGTCTGTTGTTTTTAATGCTTCATTAAAAGCTTTAGCAACCACTGCAGGGTTTTCAAAAAAGATACCATTAGCTGCAGAGAATCCTGTTGCAGAGAATATGTTTCTAAAGTGAGTTACGGGTGCAAGAATTGTTTTAGCTACCTGTGATGCAGCTTTTGGAAATAAAATTAAATTACGATAGCCCCATGTTGCTAGTTTCTCGACGCCTGTTGCATCTTTTCTTGGTTCAAATAAAAATTTTAAAATCTTACCACTCTCTGATAATCCATCTGCAATAGCTCTTGATGTATATTTACCAGCTAAAGGATTAACAGCATAGTCATCTTTAAATGCGTTAGCTACGTAATCATCTAGCTTTACAATTTCTTGATTAGGTAAAGCATTCTCTGCTGCGTTTCTAGTTCCAAAGAAAAACCCTTTGGTCCCTGGTGCAACGGCTCCTCCAGCTTGTTCTATTTCTTTTACAGCTTGTTTTCTAAAATAATCTTGATCATCTAATCTTTGAAACATTTGATTTTTTCTAGCAACAGTAGATAGTCTTGTCATACCATTGTACAATGAAAATCTAGGGTCAGACATTTCACCAAAAAATTCTCTAAATATTTTACTACCTTTACCAATTGGTTCGATGATGTCACCTTTTCTACCCGCACCTCTTAATGCAGAAGCTCTTCTTTTACCGGTTAGTATTTTGCCTTCAGCATCTTTTACTAATACTTGTTTAAAAAATTTTTTAGTTAAACCATCATCATTTTCTGCAGTCTTAGATGTGTATTTAAAAAATGGTAACTCGTTTGGTTTCTTAGCTGCAAGTGCAGTATCTACTAATCTATTTAATTGTTCATCTACTTGGTTAATACTTTCAAAAGGTTTACCAGCTTTAGCTGCATACCTTACAAATAAATCTCTAGCATTTTTGTAAGCTTCATTGGTTGGTGTGTATCTAACAAATGGTAATACAGGTTTGTCTTCAAAGACTCTGTATGTACCACCTAAATAATCTTTTACTCTTTGGCCCATGATTGATTTTAAAGGTGTAACATTTGACATGTCACCACCTAGCTTGGTAGCTGTTGAGATAAGAGTAGTGAAAGCATTTCTTGCTTTACCTAATGTACCAAATAATTGATTAATCTCTGGTTGTTTTAATCCTTTTACTTTTAATTTTTCTGTAAGATCAACTACTATATCGTCTTTAATACCTTTAGTTAAATCACCAGAGAACATAGCATCATTAATAGTTTCAAGTACCTCTGCTTTTTCTTTACCTGTAGATTGATTAAAAATAGTTTTTACAGTAGGAAACATTTTATTTAATGGCTTATCTATTTCTTTAACAAGTTTCATAGCTTCATTAGTGTCAGCCATAGTGGCTCCTTTTTCAGCCATCTTCTCTTCAAATATTTTTTGTGGTTTAGCACCTCTTGCTCTTACTGCACTGAATATACTATTAAAAAATCTACTTAATTTTGAATTACTAAACTCAATATTCTTACCCATGGTGGCAGCTTCTTTAATACCTCTACCTACACCATAAACAATAGGTGTAATAAACAAAGACTCTCCACCAAACTTAACTCTGTTTAATAACTTTCTACCAGCATCTTTTGATGGATCTGCTAAAGCTTCATCATCTAAATCTGTTGGTCCTCCTAACACATCTCCAATACTTCCTATATCTTCAACGTTTGCTACTAGCGTTTCCCCCGCTGCACCGCCGCTAACTGCAGCTGCAAATCTTAATTTTTTAGCTGACTTGTTTAATTCATCTGCTTTAGTTGCACCTTTAATTAAATCTGGTCTTTTAAGATCTAAATATTTATCAGCTTTTTTAGCTTGTAAAGCTTTTGTTGCCATCTTACGTGCAACATTAAAACCAATAGCTCCTGGTACACCAATCTGTACTAATGCTTCAACTAATCTACCTGCTGCTTTTTCTTGTGCAATCTCTTCGAATGGATTTATCTTATCAAAAAATACTTCTACATCAGCTGCAAGATTTGTATCTGCACCTAAGTCAATTAATTCTGCTCCTAATGAAACTACACCTTCAGGTACTTTAATTATACCGGATACTAATCCTGCTGCGGCTGCACTGAAAGCATTTCTTTCATTACCTAATTCTTCATCACCTAAACCCATGAAGCCTTCTGGATCGAAATCTGTATCGTATGCCATTTAGCCTCCTAGTTTTGTATTAGTTCTTCAAATGTGATATTTTTTATAGCCTCAAGTTGACCATTTTCGTTAACGATTACTCTTGTATATGTGTCCGTAATGTCATCATAATAAACACCCGGAGCAGCATTTCTTTTAAGTTCATCAGGTTTTCTTGTACTAAATATTTTTTTAGCTCTTGGTAATTGTACATTTACTTTAGCAGCTCTTAATCTATCATAATCATTTAATTCAAAGTTTGATCTATTTTTAGCAGTAGGCATATCTTTCATGTCTCCTGATTTAACCATAGTCTCTGCATAGCTATATACTTTTTCTTCTGGTGAATCTGTTTTTAAGAATGGTGACTTAGCATAAGTAGAATCAATAAACTCTCCCATTTTTTCTTCTACTCTAGCTGCATATTCTTTTTTA